GGAAATCTGCAACAAGATTGTAGAGAATCGGGCGAATTAGATTGTAACGTTCAAGTCTGGTTATCTCATGGGCGAACCGATTCAGTATGTTTCCAGAGGAAATAGTGAAGATGTTACTGAACCGATTACACAGCTCAACGAATATGTGTTCGCAGAGGAAAAAGCAGCAAAGGACAAGGAGATTGCAGACTGGTTCCATATTTGCGGTACGGCATTCCGTATGGTTCTTCCGGATGCTATGGCAGATCAGGAAGAGGATGAATCGCCGTTTGAGATATATACTCTTGACCCACGGAATACTTTTGTCATTTATGAGAACGGGCTTGGAAACAAGCCGATTCTCGGAGTCAAGTACGTTGTGGACGAACACAGCGTAATTCATTACTCTTGTTACTCGGAACACGAATACTGGGAAGTGACAAACTGGACGATTGAAAATCATTCCGGCAATCCTCTTGGTATGATTCCGATTATCGAATATCCCCTCAATATCGCAAGGCTCGGAGCGTTTGAGCTTGTGATTCCGTTGCTTGACGCAATCAACACGACAGATAGTAACAGGCTTGACGGACTGGAACAGTTTGTACAAGCACTTATGTTGTTCCACAATACAGATATTTCTTCCGATGATTTTGACGCACTCAGAGAAGAAGGCGCATTAAAGTATCGCGATATTGACCCTCAGATGAAAGCGGAAGTGTCGTATCTTACGTCAACTCTCAATCAGGGAGAGACACAGACGTTGCAAGACCATCTGTATCAGACAGTGCTTACTATATGCGGTATGCCGAACCGGAACGGTGGCACTTCCACTTCTGATACTGGTTCTGCGGTCATTATGCGTGACGGATGGAGTTCCGCCGAAGCAAGGGCGAAAGACTCAGAGCTGATGTTCAAGAAATCGGAGCGGCTTACTCTGAAACTGATTTTAAGAATTTGTCAGACACTCCGGGACATGAAACTTAAAGTAAGTGATGTGGAAATCCGGTTTACCCGGAGAAACTATGAGAACATTTACCAGAAGGCGCAAGTGCTTGACTTGATGCTTAAGAATACAAAGATTCATCCCAGGCTTGCGTTTGAGCACTGTGGGCTTTTTGTTGACAGTGACCTTGCATATACTCTCAGCGAAGACTACGCCAAAGAGCAGGAAGAAAAGCAACAGGAAATATTTTTACAGCAGCAGGAGATGAATGATGAGTCCGACAATAACTCCGGAGATAACGGCAGAGATCGAAGCAATCCTACGACACGGCAACAGAGCGGAAGTCCTGATCGAACAGGGAAAAGTAGTAGTAGTGGAAATTAAAAGAAAGCTACGAATTAAAGATTAAAGCTTATCCAAAGGGATAAGTTAGTCCAATGGGGCTGTGAGATTTGTTTCTCATAGTCCTTTTTCTTTAGGAGGAGAAATGAGCGTAAGGAAAGACGATTATGTGTTTCAAGATTACATAGAGGGATTTGATGAACTCAACAAGCTTACTTCCTACGTTTACTCTTCTACGGTTACGAAGGCTACAGACGAAAGACGAAAAGAAGTTATTGACAGCGTTCTGTCTTTCCTCATTTTGGCATACAAGGCAGGAATTGAAGCAGTCAACAAAATGCTATGGGACGTGAGCATAGATGAAGATTTGATGTATGCCGCAATTTACCTGGATATTGCAGGAAAGACCTTTGAAGATCGTGTCATTGATGCGCTGAATCAAAATAACGAATCCGCATTACAGCGCCTTGTAACGTCTGAATATCACAGAGTATACAACAACGCACTGTATGACGGGGCAAAGCAGTTTGAAAGCTGGGGACGTAAAAATTTCAATGCCCCTGCCCGTACTGTTAAAAAGGTCTGGCAGACAATGCTGGATGATCGAGTGCGTGACACGCACGCATATCTGGAAGGCACGAAAGTGGGGCTTGATGAAAAGTTCTACACGTTTGACGGAGACTCGGCAAGATTTCCAGGGGACTTTGAGAAACCGGAGAACAATGTAAATTGCCGATGTGTTGTCCGTTTAGAATCTAACGTTTGGTAACAGGATTTTCCTGTTTCTAATAAATTGTCAGGGAAGACAATAATCGCAAACTCAGACAAGAGGATAAAACGGAAACTGCTAGGGAAAGCATAATCACGCAAAGGAGAAGCACAATGAGTTATCTGAAAGATTTACTGGGAGATTCCTACAAGGAAGGAATGACGGAAGATGAAATTTCTTCTGCACTTGAAACGCTGAAAGCAGGAAAGCAGACTGACAATTCCGCAGAAGTGGAGAAGTTAAAAGCACAGCTTTCTAAGGCAAACAGCGAAGCTGCCGACTACAAGAAGCAGTTACGTTCTAAGCAGTCGGATGAGGAAACGAAAGCAGCTGAAACCGCAGAGAACATGAAGAAGCTGACAGAGGAAAATGCTTCACTCAAGAGAAATATTGCAATCAGTCAGAGACAGGCAGAGCTTATTTCTATGGGATATGACAAGAAGCTAGCGGAAAGCACGGCAACGGCAATGGCTGACGGCGATATGGATACAGTAATGAAGAATCAGACAGCGTTCATTGATGCTCAGAAAAAGCAGATTGAAGCAGACGCAATGAAGGGTACTCCCCGTCCTAAGACTGGTTCGGAGCAGGGAGCAGGAGTAAGCGGAATGACACACGATTCTTTCCGTAAGCTATCTCTGAAAGAGCGTTTTGAATTTGCTAAGAATAACCCGGATGAATATAAAGAGCTTTATGAGGACGGTACAGATAGTAAGGAAAGTACCGAAACTACAGGAGGAAATGAGTAATGGCACATACAATCTATGACAATTTTGTACTGGCTAACGAGATTGAAGATCAGTACAACTCCATGCTTGATATGCAGACCTTCTGCAAGGTTGATAACGACCTTGTAGGAACAGCGGGCATGACAAAGAAGATCAACCGTTATCAGGCAACGAATGGTACGGAAAAGCTGGCAATGGGCAAGGGAAACACGAAGGATATTGAGGTTTCCTACGCAGAGAAGGAGTACACTATTCTGCTTGCTCAGAACAGGTTCAAGTATTTTGATGAGCAGGAAATGACTGACCCGATGCTTGTTCCAGTTGGTACTCAGCACATGGCGGTTGATATGTTCAACACCGTCAATGCAGATGTGTATGCAGAGTTCGCAAAGGCTACTAAGACTGTAACTGCTACGAAGTTTGACCTTGGAGCTTTTGCAGATGCAGTAGCAGAGCTGAATATTGAGTATACCGATAATGACCCGGCAAGCGTAGCGCCTATGTGCTTTGCGTTCGTGAATCCGAAGGATATGGCAGCTATCCGAAAGAACGCAGCAGACGAACTCAAGTATGTTGAGTCTTTCGTGAGAAGCGGCTATGTCGGCACTCTCGGCGGTGTAACTCTCTACACAAAGAAGGACGCAACGGCAGGAACCATCTATGTTGCCACTCCCGATGCAGTTACGCTTTTCAATAAGCGTGGTGTTGAGGTAGAGCAGGATAGAAATTCTGATACCAGAGAGAACACTATCTGGTCTAGAAAGTATTACCTTGCGGCACTTACGGATGCTACTAAGGCAGTCAAGCTCACTGTTTCTGCGGGCTGATGAAAGGAAGTGGACAGTATGACAGACACAGAGAAAATCGCAATGCTGAAAAGTATGACGGGTGAAACTGATGCTGACACGCTGTCCACTTATTTATTGCTTGCGAAAAACGTGATTCTGTATCACGCTTATCCGTTTTCTCAAGATGAAACAGAACTTCCAAAGAAGTATGACGGAGTACACGTTGAAGTAGCTGCCTACATGCTGAACAAGCGTGGAGCAGAGGGAGAAACTTCTCACAAAGAGAACGGTGTTTCCCGGAGCTATGAAAGCGGCGATATTCCTGCATCACTTCTCAGACGGATAACGCCTATGACGGGGAGGATTCACAATGAAACTTCTGAACCGTAATACCAGGACAATCTATTACAGATTGTATGAGGGACAAAAAGACGTTCTGGATGAAGACGGAAATAAGACGGGTGAAAAGACTGTAGCGTACTCTGAACCGAAGGAATTGAGGTGTTCTGTTTCTCCTGCATCGGGCAAGACACAGATAGAAATGTTTGGAAATCTAGACAGCTATGACAAGGCAGTTGTTACGGACGATATGAAATGTCCGATTGATGAAAACAGTGTTCTGTTTGTGGATAAATCTCCGGAGGAGGATGCAGACGGAAATCCTTTACCAGATTACAGAATACGAAAAGTAGCAAAGTCTCTGAACTGTATCTCATATGCAATAAGCAAGGTGACTGTATCATGAGTAAGAAAGTCATTCATTTGTCACTTACAGAGGACAGTATCAATAAAGCAATTAAAGAAGTTAAAGAGTACAAGAAATGGCTTGAAAAATGTACGAAGGAATTTCTGAAAGAGCTTGGAGATATAGGAGTACAGGTTGCTACAGCAAAGTTCCAGTCTGCACAGTATGACGGTACAAATGATGTATCTGTTTCTGTGAAGCAGGAAGAGAAGAACAAAGTCGCAGTTGTAGCAGTCGGAAGTTCGGTTCTATTCATTGAGTTTGGCTCTGGTATTAAATATCCAAATAGTCACCCGGAAGGTGCTCAAAACGGCATGATTCACGGAGAATACGGATATAAGCTAGGACGTAACCCGAAAGGGTGGAGATACAACGGAGAACCGGGAACAAATGGAGAGATCATCACAGAAGGGAAACACGCAGGAATGGTTCATACCTACGGAAACCCGGCAAACATGAGTATGTATCTCACAGTGAGAGAACTACAGCAGAGATTTGAAGAAGTTGCGAAGAGGTGCTTTGTATGATTGATTGTGAAAATGAAGTATATACAAGAGTCGAAGAAGCACTAAAAAAGCAGTTTCCGAAGATTGAAGTAAGCGGGACTTACGTTGATTCTCCTACTACTTTTCCGTTTGTGACGATTGAGCAGACAGACAGCTATCCGATTGAGGACTTGCAAGATGGCAGCGGTAAAGAGAATTTTGCAATGGCTGTATTCACGATCAATGCATACAGCAATAAGGCAAGTACAAAGAAGTCTGAATGTAAAAAGATTATGGCATTTATCGGAGACTTGCTGTATCGGATGAATTTTATCCGTACAGCACAAACTCCAATGTCGAACACACAGGACTCAAAGATTTATAGAATTGTAGCCACTTACAGGGTGGTTACAGACGGTAAGCATTTTTACAGGAGGTAATTAAAATGGCAACTTCTACATATAAGAGTTTTCTTATGCATAAGAAAGAAGCATCTTATGAAAAGCTCGTAGACATTTCTGGGTATCCAGACCTTGGCGGTAAGCCAGAGCAGATTGATGTAACAACTCTTTCTGACAAGATGAATGTTTACGTTGACGGCATCCAGAAGCTTGAAGCACTGGAATTTGATGCGTTCTACGATCTTGCGGCTTATAAGGCACTCAAAGCACTTGAGGGTAAGGACGATAGTTATTCTGTGTGGTTCGGCGGTACAGAAAACACAGACGGAACGGTTATTCCAACAGGTTCAGAGGGAAAGTTCGACTTCAATGGAAGTCTTTCTGTTTATGTTACCAGTGGTGATGTGAACGCAGCAAGAAAAATTAAGATTACAATTACTCCGTCTAAGGCAATTTCACTTTCGGAGTAAACACCTATTTTAAGAATAAGGAGAAAAGGCAATGGCTAAACAGATTAAA